AAGACGTTAACGTTATTCTTGAGAACATGACCCCCGTTGCTAAAGATAACAGCACCATGAAAGACTTGGATGCTGTGGTTGTTTACAACATCAATCCGCAGAGCGTAGCTGAACTCTACAGCACCAAGAACAAGGCATTCCACGCCGAGTTCAAAGGCGACACTTATGTGATGTATAATTATGTTGTACAGAATGCTCGTAACGCTATCTACAAAGCGGCTCGTAAGTACGAAGCATTGGACATGGCAGACAATCGTGAACCGATGGAGAAGTTTATTCAGGAAGAAATTACTCGCAATCTTGCTGAAGAAAAACTAGACGGCACTATCATGATCAGCCAAGTGTTGATCCGTAATGTTGTACCAGCAGATAGTGTCGTAGAATCAGCTAACGCTCTTGTTCGTGCTAAGAACGAATACAAGCAGAAGGAAGTTGAAGTTCAAACAGCTAAGAAAGAAGCAGAACGTATGGCCGCGTTGGCTAATAACTCTGCTAGTTCGATCGCATTTATGAATGCACAGGCCGCATTGAATATTTCGGAAGGTATCAAGAATGGTAAGGTACAGACTATTGTTGTACCGGCTAACTTCAATGCTTTGATGTTGCCTAAACAGTAATGAAACTGTTCGGACGCACAGGCGGCTACTACCTATTCTGGACAGGCTTTGTCTACTTCTGGATAGGTATGTACCTTGCTTTCACACATGCCGCCCTCCCAGAAATTGCTACAGCATTATGGATTTGTGTTTTAGCTCTACCTTTCGTAATTCCTCCGATTGGTAGATATTTTAACTTAGATGTGAGATGGGATATGAACTTTTTAAGTTTTTTAGGATTTGGAAAAATGGTCAAAGACGGTGCAGATGTTTTAGAGTTTCCTAAGCCAAAAGCAGTTCCTCCGATGCCAGAAGTGCAACCTCCTGCTCCAAAAGAAGAACCTGCTAAAGTTTTTTATCGCCTTGGACTAACTGATAACAATCGAGTTGCGTTTCATATGGGCTATAGTGAAATTACCATGAACAAAGATGGCTGTCAACAAATGATTGATCAGATTGCTTTCTTCCAAAGTCAATTATACGACGAAGGTGGTCCAAGTGACGACCCAGATGGAGGATTGCCGGTGCCAGAAGAAGTTGAAAATAAAAAGGCGGCGTAATGAGTGGACGTGGAATTATAATGCAAGAACCCGATACTGTTTGCGAACTGTGCGGGAAAATTGATGAGTGTAGGCCTTATGGCGCAAACGATGAACAAATCTGTTTTGATTGTGCTATGGCTACACCCGAATCACAGGCCATTGCTGAAAAGAAAATGGCTAGATATATTTTTGGAGAAGAAGAATAATGCCTCGTTTAGTACCTACTATTATTGAAAAAGAAGCACACGGCGAACGTGCCTATGACATTTACAGTCGATTACTCAAGGATCGTATTGTTATGCTAGATTCAGATGTTGATGAACACATGTCTAGCCTAATTGTAGCACAACTACTATTTTTGGAAAGCCAAGGTAATGAAGATATTAACTTCTTCATTAATAGCCCGGGCGGTAGTGTAACAGCAGGATTGGCTATCTATGATACCATGCAGTTTATCAAACCAGACATCGCAACCTATGTTGTAGGTCAAGCCGCAAGTATGGGCTCATTTTTGTCCCAAGCAGGCACTCCAGGTAAAAGGTTTGTCTTGCCCGAAAGCCGGACAATGATCCATCGTGTTAGTTCAGGTACTCCGGGTACCCGTGGTAGTGTTCATGTACAAGAGCTACAGTTTGAAGATGCTGTACGGGCTATGGAAGAGTCAAAAAGACTGAATAAACGACTAACCGAACTATATGTTAAGCACAATACTAAGGGTAAAACCTACGAAGAACTGTTCGATACTATGAAATTTGACACATTTTTAAGTGCCGAAGAAGCAGTAAACTACGGTTTAGCGGACAAAGTTATAACTCAACGTCCTTGAGTTCTTTTGGGTTTTCTGCTATAGTATAAATATACGCAGATAATCAAAGGGCCCATCGTGAAAAAACTAGAGGATTTTTCCGCTTCAGATCGTATTGATGTAAAATTACTCGAAAATCATACGCATTTCCTAGTAGGCGAAATTGACGAAAATAATGTCAACGAATGTATCAAATGGATAACCTACGAAAGTTTTGATACTAAAGAAAAAACGATAACTCTGTACATTAATTCAACAGGTGGTGATCTTTACCAAGCATTTGCCCTTATTGATGTGATGCAGAACAGTCATCATCCTATACGTGTTATAGGTATCGGTGCTGTGATGAGTGCGGCATTTTTAATATTTGCTAGCGGAACTAAGGGCGAAAGATTTGCCGCTCCAAACACTAGTTTTATGTGTCATCAGTTTTCGGCAGGCGTTGAAGCCAAATATCACGATATCAAAGCCGAAATGAAAGAAAATGAATCTCTTAACACTAAGATGGTTCAAATTCTAAAAGAAGCCACAGGACTAGCACCTTCCAAAATTAAGTCTAAACTACTTCCAGCCAGCGATGTTTATCTAACAGCCGACGAAGTTGTAGAATTGGGTGTTGCAGATTACGTCCTCGGTGTTGAAGACGAAGAATAAGTCTTGACAATTTTTCCTTAAGAAACTATAATAATAACATTATAGTTAACTAGGATTCAAAATGAAATTTCCATGGGAAGTTATTAGCGATTTAGAATCTGACAATAGCCGTTTGGCTAAAGAAGATGTTGTACAGAGAGAAGCAGTTGCAGGTAACAATGTTTTTTTTGAAGGCTGTCGATTGGCCCTAGATCCAATGATCACTTTTGGTCTTAAACAAATACCGGAGAAAAAAGATGAAGATGGCCCTGGCTTACCTTGGGATGGTTTTAATAGTGTTGTTCAGCGTCTACGTGATCGTAAGCTCACCGGTAACGTTGCCCGTAGTGCCGTTGACACGTTGATGAATACTGCGACTAAGTCGCAATGGAACAATTGGTATCGTCGTATCCTTATCAAGGACTTGCGTTGTGGTACTAGCGAAAAAACCATCAACAAAGTTGTAGAAAAGAAATGGCCAGAGTATTCAGTTCCTATTTTTAGTTGTCAGCTTGCTCACGATAGTGCTAATCACGAGAGCAAGGTTTCTGGACGTAAACTTATCGAAGTTAAACTCGATGGTGTTCGCGTTCTTACTATTGTTCGTACAGATGGTCGCGTTGAGCAGTTTAGTCGTAATGGTAAAGAGCTAGTAAACTTTGAACACATTACTAAGCAAATTAGCGAAGTCGTAAAGAAGGATCCTCCTAAATACGATCTTGTCTTAGACGGCGAAGTTATGTCTAGTAGTTTCCAAGACTTGATGAAGCAAGTACATCGCAAAAGTGATGTAGCCGCAAATGATGCTGTACTACATTTATTCGACCTTTGTCCCTTGGACAAGTTCCAGGAAGGATCTTGGGATAAAGATCAAGAAACTCGTAGTGCTTATGTTAAAGCCTGGATAGAAAAACATCAAGCAGATTTACCTAATGTTGCCTGTTTAACGTTCGAAGATGTAGATCTAGACACTGATATAGGCAAAAAACGATTTAAAGAAATTAATCAAAAGGCTATTGACGGTGGCTACGAAGGCATTATGATTAAAGATCCTAATGCTGGTTATGAATGTAAACGTAGTGTGGCTTGGCTCAAGCTGAAACCGTTTATCGAAGTAAGCCTTGATGTTGTTGCCGTAGAAGAAGGCACTGGTCGTAATGTAGGTAAACTTGGTGCTTTAGTTTGTGAAGGTGTAGATGATGGAAAGTCGATACGAGTTAATGTTGGCAGTGGGTTTAGTGATGACCAGCGCAGTGGTTTTTGGAATTTTAAAGAAGACTGTGTGGGTATGGTTGCGGAAGTACGTGCAGATGCTATCACGCAAAATCAAGATGGCAGTTATTCGTTACGGTTTCCCAGGTTTTTACGTTTTAGGGGGCTCACACATGGCGAGAAAATATAATATTCGGCGTTCGATGCACAAGGACATGCTCTACGGAGCATTACTTGAGTTGGTACAAAATCAACGTGTTTGGCACGAAAGCTCTGTAAGTCCAGAGTATAGCCACTTGACGGAAGAAGGTAAAGACGCTATCATACATATTGTTGAAGAAATGTTTAGAGGATTGCAGACAATTCACAAACAAGAAATTAAAGAAGAAGCAAAGAAACAAACAATGGAGGCATTAAAGTGACGAATCCTTTTCGTGATCAAGAAAAATTTATGAAGGCCTGCGATCAAAGTGTCGAAGGCTGGAACCAGGAGCAATTTAATCTGTATGTTAATTTAATCGATGAAGAATACAATGACGAACTTAAGACCGCCATTGCTAATTGCGACCCAGTTGAAATCGTAGATGCACTAACAGATATTCTAGTTGTTACTATTGGCGCACTGCACAGCATGGGTGCAGACGGCGAAGGCGCCTGGAAAGAAGTTATGCGTACTAACTTTGCCAAGATTGACAAAGAAACTGGCAAGGTGCGTAAACGCGAGGACGGAAAAGTCTTAAAACCCGTGGGCTGGACACCGCCCGAATTAAATAAGTTTTTAACTAAGGAGTAAACTATGTTTGGATCTAGTTACACAGGCGGTGCAGTTTACCGTTCAGCAAGTGATATTAATGGTGCAATGGGTCGAGTTTACGGACACATGGGACTTGCAGTTATCACATCAATGATTGTTAGTTTTTTAGTAGGCAATAATACTACACTCATGCAGTTCTTTTTTACCGGGGCAATGAAGTGGGTTGTAATTTTTGCACCGCTGGTGGCTATTCTAGCTGTTAGCTTCGCAATGGATAAGTTTAGTAAATCTGCATTACAACTATTTTTACATGGATTTGCCGCACTAATGGGATTGAGTTTTGCTACAATTTTTGTAGTCTATAACATGGGCAGTATTGTAAGTGCATTTATGAGTGCCGCAGTTTTATTTGGCGTCATGAGTTTTTATGGTTACTTTACTAAAAAGAATCTAGACAGTGTTGGCCAATTTATGTTTATTGGTTTGATTGCTATCATTATTGCTAGTATCATCAATATCTTCATTGGTAGTACTGTAATGCAAATGGTAATTTCAGCTATTGCTGTTATTATTTTCCTAGGATTGACTGCCTACGACACACAAAAGATTCGTGAAATGGTCAGTTATGACAATGACGGTAAGGCCGAGGTAATGGGTGCATTGACACTATATCTCGACTTCATTAATCTGTTCTTAAACTTGCTACAACTGTTCGGCGGACGTAAGGATTAAAATGCGTAATTACTGGACTTGCTCAAAATTCGCAGACTGGATTCGAGGTACTACTAAAGGTGGTGCCAAGACTTCTGAAGGCTGGAACGAATGGGAAAAGCGAGCCAAAGCTGAACACCCTATTCGTTGGTGGATTGCCGAAGAAGGTTTGGACAAGATACAAGACGTATGGTGTTATATTCCAGAAAGATTGAATGATGTTCGCTACTATATTAATAACCGTTGGGTTACTCGCACTCATTGTCTTACCGCTCACCCTCGAGATATCCCCCGCGGCGAGTGGAGGGACGTAGGCAACAGATTCCTGCCATGCTTGTTTAACGAGCTTGTCGATTTTGTTGAAGTAGAACAGGCATGGCACCATGTAATGTGGGACGAAGAGGCTCGTAAAAAATACAAAACCCCATGGTGGCGCAGTGGTTGGCTGCGTTGGAGAACTTGGCGTTGTCCTGAAGCAGGTATCGATTATCTCAAATGGGCAATGACTTTAACTAACAAAGACTTTATCGAAGAAGGCGAAAAAGAAGAACCTACCTATCAAGCCAAAGCCGCTAAAGAAATTCTTGAGCTTTATACTTGGTGGAAAGAAGTCTATCCCAATCGCCCAGAACCCATGGAAGCCAGTGGCTGGAGTGCGTATTGCGATGCTATGCGTGATAAGTATCCCGGTAGTTTTATGGCTAGCCTAAACAGCAAAGATCCCGAAGATCGTAAAGCCAGCGACAAAGCTCACAAGCTACTTCGTAAAATTGAAGCGGCTTATGAAAAAGAAGATGAGGCTATGATGATTCGTCTTATTAAGATTCGTGAATCATTGTGGACATAGTCTATAGGCAAGACCGAAGAAAGTGGATAGCAGAGGTTTGGAGCGATGACCAATCCGAACCTCTTGTTGCGGAAGGTTTCAAAGAACCTTATCCAGAAGAATTATATGTTGAAATAAATCAATGGTGTATTGATACACTAGGGTATCATGCCCGCACAGCCTATCACATATTTGAATTTAAAAGACGTTCAGACCTGGACTGGTTTCTATTAAGGTGGCAATAATTACTATATGGATAATAAAATCGTTTGGTTAAAACAAATAAAAAAGGACCTAGACAAAGTCGGGCCAGGCATGTGTCTAGCAAAATGGGTTCAAACAACATTACACCTTCATAACGGACACACTCATAGCTGTCACCATCCCGACACACACAAAGTTCCTTTAGAAGAGATTGCTGTAAATCCAAGTGCGTTACATAATACCAATTTCAAAAAAGAGCAGAGAAAATTAATGATGACTGGACAACGTCCAGCAGAGTGTCACTATTGCTGGAATGTTGAGGATAATGTTCCTCCGGGCGTTGATGATGTCTTTAGCGATAGGGTTTATAAAAGTGCCAACTCTAAATGGGCAGGCCCAAAACATTATGCTGAAGTTCTTAACATCGGCTGGCAGGGTGATATTAATCCGACATATCTCGAAGTAAGTTTTAGTTACGCTTGTAATTTTAAGTGCTCATATTGCAGTCCGCAGATTAGTTCAAAATGGATGGAAGAAATTAAAGAGTATGGCGAATATCCGACTACGCTGAGATACAACGGTTTAGATCATATCAACTACCAAAACAAAATGCCTATCCCGGAAAGAGAAGATAATCCATATACAGATGCATTCTGGAAGTGGTGGCCCGAAATATATAACACCCTTCACACGTTTAGAATTACCGGCGGCGAACCGTTAATGACTAAACATACTTTTCGTACATTAGATTACGTTATTGAAAATCCTAATCCTGAACTAGAACTTGCGATTAATTCTAACCTATGTGTTCCTGATAAATTATTTGATGAGTTTATAGAAAAAGTTAAAATTATTACAGAAAATAAACTAGTCAAGCAATTTACACTCTATACAAGTTGCGAAGCTACTGGAAAAAAAGCAGAATACATTCGTCACGGATTAGATTATAACAAGTGGATCTCTAATTGTAATCGTTATCTAAAAGAAATTCCTGCCGGTAATTTTAGTATTATGTCAACATACAACGCTCTTTCAATAACTTCGTATATGGAGTTTTTAAAAGATGTTCTTATTCTTAAATTAAAATATGCAAATAAAGAATTACACAGGACAATTAATATAGACATACCGTACTTAGATAATCCTAAATGGATGAGCGTTAGAATCTTGCCAACATCTTACATATCTTTAATACAAGAACAGGTTCAATATATGAAAGACAATCATTGCGATGGCAAAGGTTTTCAACACTGGGAAGTTGAAAAGCTAGATAGGATACAGTATCTTATCAAAGAAGATCCAGAACAATCCTGGCTTAAAGATTTTTATATGTTTTTTAACGAACACGATCGAAGAAGAAATACGGATTTTAAAAATACGTTCCCTGAATTAATTGATTTTTATCACGCATGTCAACAAATAAAATAAAAAGACTTTTTTCTTTTGGTTCAGAATTTACTAACTATAATTGGTTTACCTGGGCTGAAATACTTGCCGATGACCTTAGTATTCCTTTGTATAATTACGGAGGAAAAAACTTTAACAACAGAGAAATTTTTGATTGTGTAATGAAAACTGATGGCATTTATAAATTTACCAGCAATGATATTGTTGTAGTACAATGGGTGCAGGGAAATATAGACGATCTATCTTTGGTCAAAGCAACAGGTTCATTAATGGAACTGAAACAGACTGAGTATCATTTTATTTCGTCAGTACCGTTCCTTGATCAAAAAACAAGAAATTCTGAAAGTAATAGAAAAGTCATTGCATCATATCATGAATATTTTTCGAAGATTCAGAAAGACTTTTCTACTGTCCTTTGGAATAACGATCTAGAGAAAAAATATCGAGACGATTTTCAATCATTAGGTTATCTGTTCAAAGACCCAACACCTAATCCAATACAGCATCTAGAGTATTTTGAAAGAACTTTTTGGAAGGTTAATCCAAAAACAAAGAATAGTGTACAAAGGTGTCATCTTCTTTGGACAGAAAAAATCAAATCAAACTGCACCAAAAATAAATTAAATTTGGACTCCTACACAAAAGAAGAACTGTTCGAACTTAAAGATACTACCAATCTTTAACGGTTGACAGATATAGCCATTGGCTATATAATAACTATATTGAAACTTAGATAGGAGCATTTCAAATGGCTAAAGCCGCAACCAAAACCCGTGTAACCAAAAAGCAAGTTATTGCTCATCGTACTCGTGCCGTAAAAGACACTAGCCCGACTTGGGATGGTTGTGAAGATTGGGGTGCTGATCAGTTCTATTCACACTTCCGTAGATCTATGGATTACTATCGTTTAGAAACTGATGGTAAGTTTGCTAAACCGTCAGTGATTAAGTGGATGGAAACCGTAGGCTGTGCCAAAAGTGATATCCTTGCAATTAAAAAAGTAAAGGACAGTCGTATTAGCGGCACAATGGGTGCTATTGCTTCCTGTTTACTTCGCGGTATGACTCCGCAACGTGCAGACTTCAATGGGGGCCGCGATACTACCGAATGGTTGCGTAAGGCCATTGTTGAGGCTATTTCTGCAGGTAAGGATGATATCGAAGAAGAAGAAAAGAAAGAGACTAAACCAACTGGTCCGATTATTAGTATTCAAGATCGCGTTCGTGAAGCCACATATGCTATGACCGAAGAAATCGAAGACGCTATCGAAGCATGGCAAAAGGACCCAGAAAGTTTTGATCCAAAAGCATTCAAAGTTCTTAATCTTCTAAAAGGCAAACAGGCCAAAGCCGCACACGCTCGTATTATCCGTGACTTTTACGGTCGAGATTTAGCCGAGCTTTTGGAATTGTCTAGCGGTAAAGCTGACGAGCAGTTGCGTGAAGGCTACAGTCATCGCAGTCGCAAGCAAATTAAAAAGTTCATCGAATTCCTACAAGAAATTGAAAGTGCTTGTAATATGCTCATGCAAGAGGCTAAAGTTAATAAAAAGCCTCGTGCCCGTAAGGCTGTACCTGCAGAGAAGATTGTTGCTAAACTCAAGTACAAAAAGACAGACGAGCCTCTCAAACTAGTATCTATTAACCCAACAGATATTCTAGGCGCTAAAGAGCTTTGGGTTTACAATACTAAATCTCGTAAACTAGGCAAGTATGTTGCCACTGAGTATGCAGAACTCGGAGTTAAGGGCACTACTATTACAGGCTTTAACGAAGCACAGAGTATCTGTAAGACTATTCGCAAGCCAGAAGAGAAGCTTAAAGAGTTTAAGGCGGCGGGTAAGGTACAGTTGCGTAAGTTCTTAGACGACATCAATGCTACAGATACTAAGATGAACGGCAGGATTAATGAAGAAATAATCCTACTTAAAGTAGCATAAAATAGGGCCGAGAGGCCCTATTTTTTTGGCTTTCGGTTACTCGTTGTTCAAGATAAATACTGGACGAGAGACCTATTTATGAGCCAAATTTTTACCATTGAAAACGACCGAGTCGTAATTAAAAAACTAGCCTTAGAAGAGTTATCAGGTGATCTAACTGTTAGTGGTACACTTACAGTTGATAATCTTGTTGTTAAAAACTCTGAGGAAACAGAGAAACCAGTATTAGAAAACTTCGGTAACTGGGAAGAATCTCACGAACCAGATTTACAGACTAAAGGATTCTCGTGGACATGGGCTAATGGAACTACGCACCTAGCTTATCGAAACGGCGGAAGAATATGGACCAGCGGACATATTGATTTAGAACCAACTAAGTCATTTATGATCGATGGTATCGCTGTTCTAAGCAAAAACGAACTAGGTTCTCAAATCACAAAAAGTAAATTAAAAGAAGTCGGTTCTCTAAAAGATCTAACAGTTTTAGGAAATACCGCACTCGGTGAATTTGCGATTTTTAATGCCACTGTTAACAGACTAGGTCTTAATACTGAAGAACCTAATGGTACATTTAGTGTTGTAGAAAATAATGTTGAATTAGTTGTTACATCACAAAAAGAAAATGTCGGTCACATAGGAACACATACTAACAGTGATTTAGAAATTATAAGTGATAATACAACACGAATTACTGTTAAAAATAACGGACAGATTATTTTTGGAAATCCGTCAACAAATAATGCAGATGTTAGAATTTACGGAACCCTGCATGTTGAAACAGTCGTTGCTGATAATAGAATTGATAGGTATCAACCTTTAGAATTTAGATCTTCTAAAGATGCAGGTATTTACGGCCAGGGCCTAGTTTGGACAGGACAAGGAAGTGCCCGTAGATTAGTCATGCTGGCTAATCCAGATAGAATTTTCTCTTCGGAATCTTTTGATCTTGCCACTGATCAAAGTTATCATATAGGTGGTGTTTCTGTATTATCTAGCGTAGGATTAGGAAAGTCTGTTACACAGTCTAATTTAAGTAAATTAGGAACACTAGAAAATCTAGCAGTTGAAGGTGAAACAGTATTTTTAGGAGATGTAAATGCCAGTCGATCAGTTATTAATGCAAAATCTATACTGTTTAATGACGGCGACGAGTTTACTATCACTAACTCAAAATTAAACGGAAATAGGAAGATTTCTTTTTCTGTAAACAATGATGAAACATACTATGCCGACCTCAATGAAATAATTATCGGTAACAAACAAAATATTCGTAGACCAGTTAAAGTATTTGGTCAAATGAGTGTAGGGATTAATAACCCAGAGGAAGGTGTTGATCTTGCAGTAAAAGGCAATATACAATTCTCAAATAAAAAGTTTGTCACCGGTCCGTCAGTACCAACATCAGGAAACTTCAACAAGGGTGATATTTGTTGGAATGAAAATCCAGTTGCTGATAATTATGTTGGATGGATTTGTATAGAAGCAGGTGCGCCTGGTCGCTGGTTACCGTTCGGCAGTATTGCACGTCAATAATATCAGTTTTTAATTTATCTTTTTTTGCCCATAAATATTTGCTCACAGAGGCATATCATGGGCAAAATTACACAACAACTTCATAAACAAATCACAGGCTGGAGAATATATTCTGTCGTAGCACCAGCAGTATTCACAGCCGTGTCAGCATGGCTGTATCTTCAATTCGGAACACCGTTTGAAACTATTTTTTATACAGGATTGATTGTATTATCAGTTACCTGTATCAGTTGGTGGCATTGGAGTCTATCTACTATGGTTACAATGCTATCCATTATGAAAGATACCGACGACCATTTCGAAGGCGTTCAAAATGAACTTAAACGTCTTCGAGAACATATGAAACCGGACTTACATGTAGTCAAAACTGTTGACAAACGATAAGAACAAAGTATAATTACATTATGCGGTCTTAGGCATTCAACCCGCAATATAAATTCTGCATGCCATCAAACTTGCTCAACTATAAGGAGACTAGAGATGGCAATTAAAATCAAAGCAACTAAAGTTTTTAAATATCTACCCTGCGGTCACGCTCAATATTTTGATCTTGAACCTGATGGTAGTCCTGGCGAGTGTGCCAGTGTTCACGGTTATGATCGAGAAGTTGAATTTACCTTTGCGGGTGAAATTGACGACTATGGTTGGATCATTCCATTTGGTGAACTAGCACCAGTTAAAGCATTCTTAGAATACTACTTCGATCACGTGACTGTTCTTCCCGCAGATGATCCAAGATTGGGTCAAATTACAAAAGAACTTACTGTACCTGGAGGTCTATTAGGTACACTTCGTGTTCTCCCTAGCGGTGTGTCGATGGAAATGAGTTCGATTTTTATTTGGGAACATGTTAATCATTACGTATATAAAGTAACCAATGGTCGCTGTTATGTAGAGCGTGTTCGTGTTTATGAACACAATCGCAATGATGCTATGTGCGAAGTAGATGAAGTCACAGCTAAAACAGACGCACAGCGTAAAATGACCGGCGGCGAAGTACTGCCAATGAAGCCACGCTGGGCCTGGGAAGCTCCAAAAGATCTTATCCAAAGATTGGAACAATAATTGCTAAAGAAATTTTGGCGTATATGGGCCAAGGCGCTAGGCGAAAAAGCAGGTGATTCGGACTCTGAAGCGGACCGAATCGCTTGCATTAGAACTGTAATTGTGTTAATATACATTATCACTAACTTTTTTATCGTCGCAGGCGTTATAAGGCATTGGAATGGCTAAAATTGGTTTCGCATGTAAATGGATTGACTTTCCTAATCAAGTCGACGGCATTAAACCCAAAGATGCTTGTAAGCAGTATAATACCGGTGCTACAACTGTAGCTTGGTTAAATAGACAGAGCAGAGATGTTGCAGAACAAAAGCTCTGGGACCTTATGGTTCAAAATATCGAAGCAACACACAAACTCGTAAAGCGAGTAGGAGAATTGGATGAATCCCTTAGGATGGTTCGTATTAGCAGTGATATCCTTCCTGTATATACTGAGCCCAAGTGGTCTTACTTTTGGCGCAGACTCGACGTTGTGGACTACTGTGATCGGCATTTTAAACTTGTTGGCGATAGTGCTCGTAGAAGCGGCGTTCGTCTTTCTTTTCATCCTGGCCAGTTCACTGTTCTTGCTAGCGATAATCCTGAAATTGTCAAAAGATCAATAGAGGAGTTTGAGTATCATGCAGATATGGCCCGTTGGATGGGGTACGGTAAATCATTTCAGGACTTTAAAATCAATGTCCACATCGCGGGTAGAGCCGGTCCAGAAGGTATCCGACAAGCCCATAAGAGACTCAGTCCAGAAGCCCGTAACTGTATTACCATCGAAAACGAAGAAAACGCCTGGGGCTTAGATGATTGCCTTACTCTTTCTGATATTATCCCTATCGTTCTTGATATACACCATCATTGGGTCCGAGAAGGAGAGTATATCAATAGTCAAGACTCAAGAGTTAAACAGGTGGAAGCGAGTTGGCGTGGTGTTCGTCCTGCTATGCATTACAGCGTATCTCGTGAAGATATACTCACCGGACACAGTACAAGTGTTTTGCCAGATTACAAAGCTCTGTTAGAATCTGGATATAAAAAAGCAAAGCTCAGAGCACACTCTGATTTTTATTGGAACAAGGAAGTTAATAATTGGGCAATAAGTTTTCTAGACCAGTTCGACATAATGTGCGAAAGCAAAGGCAAGAATCTAGCCAGTATGGAACTGTACAAACAGTGGAAGGGAATCGAATGATAACCAGAGAAAAACTAATACATCATATCGAAACCATGCGTGAAAGGCATGATGAACTCGATAAGCAGATTAAAGAATTATACGAACATCATGCCAATGATCTAAAAGTAGAAGAACTTAAAAAGAAAAAGCTCAAACTCAAAGATGAGATTGAGCAAACAAGTTCAAAGTTAAAGAAAATTGATCAATAAAAAAGGGCCACTAGGGCCCTTTTTTTATGCCTTTGGTTTACGGCCGCGAGCTTTTTTAACAGTATCTTTTGCTTTAGTGGTGGCTTTTTTAACACCAGCCTTAGCTTTTTCTTTAACTACTGCAACGTCAGCTGAATCAACCTTACCGTCTTTGTTAACATCGGCGGTAGCTTTTACACCCTCGACGACATTTTGAACGGCGGCTGTTGCATCAGCAACGTCAACCTTACCGTCTTGATTAACATCAAAACTTTTGGCATTTCTATTGTAGTACCAGAAACCAGCAACTGCTAAAATTGCGACAGCAATTAGAAGTAATTCCATAGTTGTCTCCTTGTTGATTATTTAGTTTTAAATACGCTACTATATATTTTATTATGAAAAATACGCCAATAGTTACTGTTACTTGTACCAGAGATCTGCCATTACTTGAATTGCAGGCGCAAAGTGTGTATCATTACTTAGATACAGAATGTCCTGTTTATATCATTGTAAATGAATCTAATATGTTAGATTGGTTAGATTACTTTGATAAAAATATAAGACATTTTTACGATAAGCATAAACTTAAAATACTATTTAGAGATGCGTTTCCTGGAGAATGGCAACAATGGATACCTAGTAAAATTAACCCATGGCATGTGGGCTGGGAAACCCAACAAATATTAAAGTTGGCTATAGCAGAGCATTTAACTACAGATGCATTTCTAGTCTGCGACAGCCAGAATTTTTTGATTAAAAACTGGTCAGCCGATTATAATATTCCTGAGGGGAAGATTCCTTACAGGACAGGAATTTATGCTATGCCAATAGACATATGGCAAGAATATTCAAAACGTCTAGACCTGGATCTAAAATCTCCTAATTCTCAAACTATATCAATGTGTACCCCGATTTTTTTACACACTCAATTAGTTCAAAGTCTAATCAAAAGCAAAGGTGGCGTACAAAAATTTAGCAGTTGGTTTAAAACTGCTTCCAGAGTAAAAAGCGAATTTGTATTATATGCTCTGTGGGCTGAAAAACACGGCGGGCTTAACAAATTACACTATTGCGTCGAAGACTGGGCTAGTCCGTATTTGCGAGATAGCAATAATTTTGATTATGATTTTGAGAAATTTATAAATTTTATCGGAGTACACGAACCACATTCTTGGATCAGTGTTAACCATCGTAGCTGGGGCGATATGAGTGGCAAACAATATCAGAGATTAAAAGCTAAATTATTAGAATATAAACTAGAACCAAAATTTGACGAATATCGTAGCACTTACGTTGACTACAAATTCTAAATAAATATCACTATGTATAATTTTATCAAGTGGGCTACTCTACAAGAAAGCCATACTCCCAAAACCTTAGAACAACTAATTCTTCCTTATAAAAAGGACGAACTAGATCCTGTTCTTTCTGAAGATACGATAAAATTACACTACGGTAAACTGTATAAAACTTATGTTGAAAGATACAATGCTGGGGAGGGCGATCCCGATTTTAACGAAGCAGGCGCATTCTTACATCATATTCTTTTCGAACAATTCCAAGTTCCTAGCGGCAACAACAATCCTGACGGCTCTGCAGGAGAGTTTATCAATAAACATTTTAAGTCTTACGAAGCATTTAAAGACGCTTTTAACAAAGAAGCAATGGCTATACAAGGCTCGGGGTGGGTATATTTGGCTCGTAACGGTGAAATAAAAACCATTAAAAATCACCAAATCAAACAAGACATCGTGCTACTCATAGACTGGTGGGAACATGCGTTTATCTTAGATTACGGATCAGATAAAAAACGTTATCTTGAGAACCAATGGAAGATTATAAACTGGAACGTAATAAGTGCTAGAATTGGTCTAGTGTCTTCATAGAGCTTACAGGCATATCCCATATTCTACGTGCTTCTACACCCTTTTCTTGTGCAAACTTTTTAGCATCACAATCTCCGCATACATGATAGTAGTTGTTGTTTAAACGCTTGGGATCCATGTTACCCTTATCTCGTTTAAATATCCCCTGACAACAATCACAACGAAAGATCAAAACAGTTTTTTTTCTTGTGTAGGCATGCATCGTACCGTACTTACTCTTACGGTAGTGAGCTTGTTGTGCGTATTCTTGTCCTATGTACATAACTGTATTTACATTAAGGTTATAAAAATGTTTTGCTAAATATGATATCGAGGGGTAAATGTGATTACAATTACTGATTCAGCAAAACAAAAAATTAAAGATCTTCTCTATGAAGAAGGGAATCCTAACCTAGCACTAAGAACATTTGTCCAAGGTGGCGGATGCAGTGGTTTTAGTTATGGATTTACATTTGACGAAGAAATCAACGAAGATGATTTCGAACTACCCTTAGATGAATTTAAATTACTTGTAGACAGCATGAGTATGCAGTATCTACAAGGTGCAGAAATCGATTATAAAGAAGAGCTAATGGGCTCTCAATTCACTATTAAAAATCCCAACGCAGTAACTACCTGCGGGTGTGGTTCCAGTTTCGGAGTATAAAATAAATGGCAAAGCAAATTATTGATATTGGTGTACAAGGTAACGACGGTACCGGCGACAGTATTCGCGAATCGTTCCGCAAAGTTAATGAAAACTTTACAGAACTATATGCTGTCTTTGGTATTGAAGGATCTATTGATTTTACCGCGTTAGGCGATACCCCGAACAGTTACGAAGCTAATCAGCTGATCATGGCTAACAATGCCGGTGATTCGCTAACTGCTAGAACTATCATCGGCGAGGGTGCTGTAAGTATTGATACTGATGATAACGGAAAAATCATATTTTCTGTCGATCAGATTGGCTTGGCTGCTGACCAGGAGCCAGCACTTGCAAACTATCTAAATGCTAATAACTTTTCTATTGTTCGCCTAGCAGATCCTAGCCAAACTATAGTTGATATTTGGAATCTTAACAATGCCAGCTTGCCAACTACTCTCGACGAACTGCCCGTAACTGTTGGCTACGCCAATGACAATTACCTACGTGTAAGCGGAGAACAGGTATCAACAGTATTGCGTGTACGCGATGAGCCTACATTTCCAGACGTAGAAGATCCAGATTATGACGGTTCTCTAGTCGGAAACTATCTATCAACTGAAGCAGTACAAAGAAAATTTGTCGTAAGTCGCCAGGGTGATGCGATGACTGGTCCTTTATTCTTAAACGACCATCCAAGTCCGTTAGCAGGGCAAGGCACACCAAACGGTATTACTGACCTACAGGCTGCAACAAAATACTATGTAGATAATCAGGTATTCTCAAGTGCTGTTAACTTGTTTGTTAGCGGTGCTACTGGTGATGATTTACAACAAAGAACACCGGCGGGTAAAGAAGGTCGTTACTGGCAATATGCTTATAAAACGATCGGTGCTGCCGCTTTGGCTGCAGAAAACATCATTAATCTTGCTAACCAAGAACCTGGACCATACCGTCAACGTTTAAGCTACACAATTGGTCCTGACCAGTATTTTAGTACTGTACAAGAAGTAACTCTTATCGACGGAAACACAAAAACTGAAGGTTATCAAGATGCTTTTGATCTGCTACAAGTTAACAAAGAGTTCATCCAAGCAGAAACTATCGCTTATATCAATAACAAATACGTAAACAGTTTTACATACGATGAGGCTCAATTCAATGCTGATATACAGTTTGCACTTGAAAGTGTTGCAAACGATATTGTAGTTGGATCTACATTTAATTCCACTCGTGCGGCAGTTGCCTATTACACTGGACCAAATAGCGATAAATTAGCGTCGCAGTTAGTTCAAACTATCGAAGCAATTAAATATGCTCGAGATGAAGTATTAAACTTTTCTTATGATGACGATAAGCTGGCCAATTATGTTGGGCAGGTTATTGATGCACTATGCTATGACTTAGTATTCCAATCAAATTATCAAAGTATCCAAGCAGGTATTTTCTTTGCAGATGCAGGAACAGACATTAGCGTTCCGCAAATGGTTCAACTATTATTAGAAATTGAAGAACAGATCACTGCTCTCGGCGCAGTCAGCGGACCAAGTGCGCCGCCTGCGGCTGCTCAATCTATTACTGATAATATTGCGGTTATCATCGACATTATAACCGGGGATACTATTCCAGAACCAAGTATGCCAGATTTATCCAACACCCCAGTTGGAAGATCTAGTGCTAGAGATTTAGTATTAGCTAACATTCCGTTCCTACAAGCAGAGACTATTGCATTCTTAGGTGCAGAATATCCTACACTAGCCTACAACAAAGAAAAATGCCGTAGAGATATAAAATATATACTCTGGAGTTTAGTCTACGACTTTATGTATGATGGTAATCTACAAAGCGTATATGCTGGATTAAGATATTGGACTGGGACTACACGAAATATTGCGTCATATGAAATTGAACCGTTTAATGATGTCCTTGAATATATGAGGACATTGTTAGTATCTATAGTTAACAGCGACAGTCCAACCACTGTATACCAACAAAGTTTTAGACAGTATAGAAACGAAACATTAAT